CTGGTAGACCTAAAAAAATCACAAAAAAAATACTCCAAAAACTTGAACAAGGTTTTTTATACGGGCTGTCAGATCGTGAAGCTTGCCTTTATGCTGATATAGCGCCGTCAACTCTATATAATTACTGTAATGAGCATCCCGAGTTTTCGGAGCGAAAAGAAGAGCTGAAAAACAGGCCTAAAATAAGAGCGAAACTAAACATAGTAAGAGCAATGGAAAAGGGCGATGTTGATGTTTCCAAGTGGTATTTAGAACGAAAGGCAAAAGTTGAATTCGGAAATTCTCAAAAAATAGAACATTCAGGTAGTATTGATATTTTGGAGGCAGCTAAGGAAATTGAAAACTTTTTCGATGGCAGTGATTCATCATGACGCCACAAAAAGAAAAGTATTTAAATCTAATAAAAACCAATCCTATTAAATTTGGACATATGGTAGGATTTCCCGACTTGACAGACATTCACAACGAATGGCTCAAGTCTTTTTTATTTGCCGTAGATGACCAAACTTTATTGGCTCATCGTGGCTCTTTTAAGACGACAACACTAGCTATTGCTATCGCTTTTCTTATGATTCTATTTCCTAATAAGAATATTATTTTTTTGCGTAAAACAGATACCGACGTTGTCGAAATCATCTTACAAGTAGCTAAAATACTGACAAGCAAGTATTTTAGAACGTTGATTTATATTCTATACGGCACTGAATTTGTTTTTTCGAAAGAAACCACTACGGAAATAGACACCAATCTTAAAACATCGTCTAGAGGTACCTCTCAACTTTTGGGCATGGGTATTGGCGCTTCCCTAACTGGTAAGCATGCCGATATTGTTATAACTGATGACATCGTCAATATTAAAGACAGAGTAAGCCGTGCAGAAAGAGAACGAACCAAATTACAATACCAAGAACTTCAAAACGTTAAAAATCGGGGTGGGCGTTTTATTAATACTGGCACACCTTGGCATAAAGAGGACGCTATAGGTATGATGCCTAATGTCCGACGTTTTGACTGCTACCAAACTGGTTTGATTGACAATGAGCAGCGCAAGGCTTTACAGCAAGCTATGACCCCATCATTGTTCGCTGCTAACTATGAGTTAAAACACATCGCCGATGAAGATTCAATGTTTAATGCTCCGACCTATACTGACAATACAAGCCTTATATTTAACGGCGTAGCTCATATAGACGCTGCTTACGGTGGTGAGGATAGCACGGCATTTACCATCTTTAAGGAGCAAAAAGATGGTTCAATTATTGGCTACGGCGAAAAATGGCAGAAACACGTTGATGATTGTTTGCCTGAGATATTCAAAAAACACCAGTTTTACAAAGCTGGCACAATTCACGTTGAAACAAACGGCGATAAAGGTTATTTAGCTAAGAATTTGCGTGACCGTGGGCAGTTTGTAAGTGATTATCACGAATCCATGAATAAATTCATCAAAATATCCACTTATTTGCGTAAGTATTGGCACCAAATTATTTGGATTGATGATACTGACCCGGAATATATCGCAGAAATATTGGATTACACAGAAAACGCCGAACATGATGATTCACCAGATAGTGCTGCAAGTCTAATTAGGCAAATTAAAAACACTAATAAATGGCTATATTAGAAAGGGGGAGGCTTTTTGAAAGCTTTACTAAGTGATGACCCAAAAACGATGGCTGGAGCTTTAAAAGCAGCAATTCAAAGCGATAAAAATTCAACTATGAAAGCAAGAGCCAGAGAAGGTGTCCGCTACTATCAATACGAAAACGACATCTTAAAAAATCGTATTTTTTACATCAATGACGAAGGAAATTTACAAGAAGACAAGTATGCTTCTAATGTTCGCATTCCACATGGCTTTTTCCCTGAAATTGTTGATCAAAAAGTTCAATATCTTTTAGCCAATCCAGTGGGATATGATACAGAAGACGGAGAACTAAAAGGCTACTTAGCAGAATACTATAATTCTGATTTTCAAGTTGTATTACAGGAATTGGTCGAAGGAGCAAGTCAAAAAGGCTTTGAGTATGTATATGCTAGAACCACATCTGATGATAATCTTTGTTTTCAAACTGCCAATAGTTTAAATGTATTCGCCATATACGATGACCAGAACGAGTTAAAACGTGTATGCCGTTATTACACCGAGGAATTGGAAAAAGACGGCCAAAAGAAGAAAATCCATCATGCCGAAATTTGGACCGATGAAGTTGTTTATTTCTTTATTGCTGATGACAAAAAGCCATATGAACTAGACGCAGCAGAACAACTGAACCCAAGACCTCACGTAGTGGCAGTTGATTTGGAAAATGATCGATTGCTTAAGCGCAACTATGGACAAATACCTTTTTATCGTTTTAGTAATAATGAAAAAGAGATGACAGACCTTAAGCCGATTAAGGCTCTCATTGACGATTATGATTTGATGAATTGTTTTTTATCTAATAATCTTCAGGATTTTGCCGAAGCAATTTATGTTGTTTCAGGATTCCAAGGTGATGACCTTTCTAAGCTGCGTCAAAATGTTAAGTCAAAAAAAGTAGTAGGTACTGGCACAGATGGTGGACTGGATATCAAAACAGTTACGATTCCCACCGAAGGTCGTAAAACCAAGATGGAAATTGATAAAGAAAATATTTATAAGTTTGGCATGGCTTTTGATTCAACGCAGGTTGGTGACGGCAATATCACAAATATTGTCATCAAAGCACGGTATACATTGCTAAACATGAAAGCCAATAAAACAGAAGCTCGGCTTCGTGCTTTGCTTGAATGGATTAATAAACTTGTCATTGATGACATCAACCGTCGTTTTAACAAGGCTTATAGCCCGTCTGACGTTTCATTTACATTTACTCGTGAAGTCATGGTAAACGAAAATGATTTAGTCACCAACGAGAAAACAGAGGCTGAAACAAGGCAGATTATTATTAACTCCATCTTGCAAGTTGCACCTCGCTTGGACGACGAGACAGTACTGAGAATGATCTGCGAACAATTCGACCTAGATTGGGAAGAAGTGCAAACAGCGCTAGAAGAAGCTGAATATACATCAGGTCTAACTAATGGTACCGACGAGGCGGTGAATGAAGATGAATCAGCTGAACAAGTGGAAACAGGAGCTAAACCAGCTAACACCTGATAAATACAAAGCGACCGATAGTCAGTTATTCAATATTTATCGTAATTCATTAATTGGCATCAAAAAAAGACTTAAATATTATGTAGACCATGCCGCTGAACTCTCTTTTTCAACAAGAATAGAGGTAGAACGGCTTTTTAACGTAGCCGAAGAAATAAACACTATTTTAATTATTAGCCATAAAGAAATAGAACAAGCTATAAAAGGTTATTCAGCAAGCCAAGCTGCGCAAGGTTACTATGGTGTCTGGTACTGTTTGGAGCAGTCGCAAAATATTATACTCGATTTCCCGCTGATTAATCATGACTATATTATGACTTTAGTTAATGCTCCTGTGGCTGGTAAACGCCTTTCTAAGCGACTTTATCAATACCGCGATAAATTAGCCGATAATGTCACTCAAAACATTATTTCGGGACTTTTTCAAGGGAAAAGCTATGCTGAAATAGCCCTATGGATAAACGAGGAGACAGAAGCTAGTTATAAACAAGCTTTACGGATTACAAAAACAGAAGGTGGGCGCACACAATCCACTACAACCCAAAAAGGCTACCAAGAAGCCGAAAAAAAAGGCATTCATCTAAAAAAACGTTGGCTATCTACATTAGATAAGAAGACGCGTCATGATCATCGAGAACTTGACGGACAGACTATTGATGTTGATGATTATTTCATAATTGGTGGGCATAAAGCTAAGGGACCAAGACTATTTGGCGTAGCAAAAGAAGATATAAGTTGTCGTTGTACAACGATAGAAGTTGTGGAAGATATAGAACCAAAGCTTAGAAAAGATAATGACAACAAAAAAGTTGTTAAATATAAAAATTATGCTGATTGGTTAGATAGCAAAATGAAGGAGGAATAACGTGGATTCAGAAAAATTTATTGAAAAATGTAAAGATATTTTAGTTACTAAAGGCATTGACCGCGAAACTATTTTTGTTGTTTGGTCTTGCAAAACGCTACAAAATAACAAGGCGATTTTAAGTTCAACTTTAAAGGGAGCTCCACTTTTTGAAATTACTCATAACGGAAATAAAAATGAAATTTATATTGATACCTATATTAAAAAGTCGAATGAATCTGTGAAAATCATCAGAAAAGAGGCTAAACAATGAAAAATAATACATTAATCATCTGGTTTAAAAATGGAACTACAGCTTATTTCGAGCAGGTAAAAGGTACGGATTTACAAAATAATTGTTTGACTTTTGAATATTTTTGCATGGCTTCCAAAGTTAAAAGAGGCGCATGTTTCACTCTTGAAAATATAGCAGGCTTTGCAACAGACGACGTTTAAACACTGTTTTGACAGTGTTTTTTATTTTGCCCTGAATATGGCGTAAAACTGTTCGCACCATGCCAGCGGTATAACTGGACACTCTAAGCGGCAGCGACCGCTATATAAATGCTATGGAGGTAGGAAAAATGGAATGGATTGAACAAATTTTAGCAAAACATACAAAGGAAGACGGAACTGTCGATGTCAAGGCTGTAAATAAGGAAATTGACCAAGAATTTCCGAAGCAAGCAGTACCTAAAGACCAGTATAACAACATCTCTAGTCAGCTTTCAGAGACTAAAAAAACGTTGAAATCTTTAGAAGATAAGACAAAGGATAATCCGGAAATCCAAAAAGAATTATCTGCACTTAAAGAAAAAGCTGAGACTTTAGAAAAGGAAAATACTGATTTGAAAATCAATACACAAGTTTCAGCAGCCCTTCAATCAGCTGGAGCAAAAGATATTGATTACGCTTTGTTCAAGTTAGGGAAACTTGAACTTGATAAAGACGGTAAAGTAAAAGACTTAGACAACAAAGTTAAGGAGCTTAAGTCTTCAATTCCCGATTATTTTGCTAAAAGCGATGAATCCCAAAAAGAAGAAACACCTGCTGGCTACCAAGCAATTGATACTAAATTGCCAAACGGACAGCCAGCAAACACATTTAGCATGGAAGAAATTTCCAAAATGACACCAGAACAAATTAATGAAAATTGGGAAGCAGTTAGTGCTTCGCTTGAGGGAGGAAATTAATAATGACATTACCAAACAGCAACTTTAAAAACTTTATTCCAACAATCTGGTCAGCACGTTTACTAGCTAATCTAGACAAATCTCTTGTAGCGTTACAATTTGTTAACCGTGACTACGAAGGTGAAATCACTGCTTACGGAGATACAGTTCAAATCAATCAATTAGGTGACATCACTATCAAAGATTACACAGGAGCCGACATTGATGACCCAGAAGAATTAGATTCAAACAACCGAACTTTAGTCATTGACCAAGCAAAATATTTCAACTTTACTGTTAAAGACGTAGACAAAGCACAAGCTAACGTAAATCTTTTAGATGGGTCTATGCAACGTGCAGGTTATGCGATGGCTGATGTAATTGACCGAGATATTTTCGGGCAATACACAGAAGCTGGAATTAAAGTCGGAACAGAAGCGGCTCCTACTGTTATTGACACACCTACAAAAGCGTATGACGCTTTAGTTGACTTGGGCGTCAAACTAGACGAAAAAAACGTGCCTAAAGTTGGGCGTAAAATTGCATTGCCAGCTTGGTATTTTGGTTTATTAGCAAAAGACCCACGTTTTACTCGTGACTTATCTATTTTAGCTAACGGGGTAGTAGAAGGCGTTACGGTAGGTCGTTTTGAATTACTACAATCTAACAACCTTACTACAACAGCTACTGGCGCAGTCCATGCTTTAGCTGGTACTACTCAAGCAATCAGTTTCGCGAACCAAATCGTTGAAACTGAAGCTTATCGCCCAGAGAAAAACTTCTCAGACGCTGTGAAGGGTCTATCTGTATGGGGTCGTAAAGTAGTTCAACCAGATTGCCTTATTGACTTTGTTATTTCCCCAAAAGCGTAACGCCTACTAATCCAGCAACGGGTATCACGCCTAGTCAGAAAACATGGACGGGTGCGGTAGGCGGAATTAAAACA